TCTCATTATCAACAAGTAGCAGGTAGTGCAGCAGCACCAATGGGAATGCAAGCAGCAGAACAAATGATGGAAGCACCAATAGAAGAATAAAATAAAAAGGAAATAAAATGATTGAGTCAATTACAAGAGTAAATGTAGTACTAGAGGGTAAAGTAGTTAAAGAGGATACACAAGCACCAGAGGTGCTTGTGTCTTATGATAATTTAAATAAAGCAGAACTATCAGTTGTTTTAAAAGAAAAAGGTATTGAATTTAATGCTAAAACAACAAAGAGTAAAATGTTAGAATTATTAGGAGAAACTAAATGAGTGTAGATCCACATGAGATTAATAATGAAGATCCAATATTAGAAATCAATGAAAAAGAACAAGCAGTCTTAGATAGATTAAAAGATGAAGCTACTGAAGATGATAATTCAAATGTAGATCTTCCATCTAATAAAGATGCAGGTTCTGAAGATAATGGTTCTGAAGATAAAGTATATGCAGGTAAATATAAATCAGTAGATGCTTTAAAAGATGGTGTTAAAAATATTAATCCAGATGTACCTGATTATATTCTAAATGGATTAACAGATGAAGCATTAGAGCAATATTATATTGATCAACAAAAGAATTTTAGTTCTCCTGATAAGTCAAGAAAACATGGAAAAGAAGAAAGGGAAGAAGAAAGGGAAGAAGAGGCTAGACCAGAAGAAGTCGGTTCTCTATGGGAAGATTTAGAAAGAGAATATAGAGAAAATTCTGAAATTAGTGATGAAACTTATGATAAGATGAATGCAGCAGGTATTCCTGATAATATCATTGATAAGTTTGCAGACAATCTTCAAAAAGAACAAGTAGAATTTACTAATAAAGTACTAGATATTTCTGGTGGAATAGATAATTTTAACACGATGAAAGAATGGGCTGAAGCAGGTAATATAGCTCCTGCAGAATTAGATGCAATTGGAGAATTACCTTATGATGCAATGCTTGGAGCATTAGAAGGAATTAAAGCTAGATATGAAAAAGCAGTTGGTGCAAATACTGATACTACTGTTAGATTAACTGGATCTCAAAATGCTAATAGCTCTTCTTATAGGAACCAATCTGAATACATTTTAGATGTATCTGATAGAAGATATGGTTCTGATAAAAAGTACACTGCAGCAGTAGATAATAAATTCGCAAACTCTTCAATCTCTAAATAGACTTGACAACTAGTAAATAATTGTGGTAACATTTCTACCATAGTTATTGCTAGACCTTATTTGTCTTGCTCCAAAGGCAAGAAAAAAATAAGATACCCTATAAATACAAAAATCAAAACAAACAATTTCAGAACTGATGTGTCTATTTAGGACATTAACAATGATAATAAAATCAAGGAATATTTTATGGCAACAGTAAGCACAAAAACGGGTTTAGCATTACAGATTTACGCTAAAACAATTGCAGCATTCGAAACAAAGAATGTATTTAAAGAGTTATGTACAACTCAAACAATCACAAGTGGTTTTTCACACAGATTTAATGTTATGGGAAGCGGTATTGATACTGATGTTAATTCATTTGCATTAGGTGCAACACCAACTGAATCACAATTATCTATCAACAAGAGAGATATTGTTGTAACTAGAACTTTAACTTCAAGAAAAAAGATTGATAACTGGGAAAGAAAAGCAGCAAACTTTGATATGGTATCAGCAGCAGTTGATCAAAATGCTACTTCAATGGCAATTAAAGTTGATAAATTAGCTTTAGGTCAATTAGATGCAGCTATGTTAGAAGCACAATTATTAGCTGAAGATGGATCTGGTAAAGTTGTACAAGATACTGCAGGTGTAGTTAATGTTGATTTAACTGGTTTAACAACTCCTGAGTCTATTGGAGATATTTATGTTTCTGCTTTATTTAGAGCAGGTGGTATCTTAAATGAGAAAGATCAAGTTGGAAAAGCTAGATACTTTGTTACTTCTGAAGAAGTTTATGAGTCTATGGTTCAATCTAAAAAAGGTGTAAACTCTGATTACAATAGAGGGAACAATGGTTCTATCATGGATGGTAACATCTTTAAAATTAATGATATTGCAATCTTAACTTCTAATCATATTAAATCAACTGGATTAGCTTCTCAAGCTACTGGTAAAGCTTTAAATGGTAAAGTATTAAAAGGTTGGCTATTAACTGAAGATGTTGTTGGTATTACTGAGTTAATCGGTCTTAACACAACTGAATGGGAAGAGAAAAAAGAGAAAGCATACTACACTGATGTAGAATATGCTTGTGGAATGGGTGTACTTAATCCTGCATCTCTTGTAGCTATCACTACTGCTTCATAGTAGATAAAAGTAATAGCATTTTGAAAGGGAGTGTCCTTATTGGATGCTCCCTTTTTTTTTAAATATAAAGGAAAAATTATGACAGAAAGAGAAGCCGTAAACGAAATATTGTTATCTTTAAATGAACTTCCATTAACTGACTCTGATGTAATTGATGATATTCAAACAGCTATAATTTGCCAAGCTGAATTAAGATTAGCTAGAAAGAAGATCTTAGTACAAGGTTGGTTCTTTAATACTTTAGATATTGATCTTTATCCAAACACAGAAGGATATATTCCTATACCAAATACTTTTTTATCAGTAGATGGTGGAGCCACAGAAGCAGATTTAATAGTTAGAGATTGGAAATTATTTGATAAAGCAAACTTAACTTATATCTTTGATGAACCAAAGAATTGTATTGTTATTGAAGATATATCATTTGATGATATTCCATTTACAATTGCAGATTATATTGTTCAAAGTGCTGCATTACAAGCATACATCAAAGTAATTGGTTCTTCTGATGATGTAAGAATTAGACAAGAAGCATTAATATTATCAAGAATTGAAGCATTAAGAGAAGATGCAAGAAATATAGATGGCAACTTACTTGACTCAGATCATGTAACTGGCTTAGTAACAAGATAATGCTATGTTAATTAATCACAATATAAACAACTTATCAGGTGGTGTTTCACAACAACCAGAAGAGTCAAGGTTTGATAATCAAGTTGAGATTATGGAGAATTGTCAAGTAACAGTTGCACAAGGTTTAAGAAGAAGGAACCCATTAAACTTTGTAAATACAACAGCATTAAATCATCAAGATAATATGATAACTCATGCCTATGATAGAGGAGATGGTTTAGAAAAGTATGGAATGATACTTGATGATAATGGATTAAGAGTATTTGATGAAATGGGAAATCCAAAAGTAGTAAATGCAGTTGGATCATTACCTACATCATCTTGGTCAAATGTAAACTGGAAAAAGGATATTGAATTCTTAACAGTTGGTGATACTACTTGGATCTTAAACAAAAAAGAAGTAACTGCAATAACAAGTGATTTAACTACAACTTATACTGATAAAAACAAATTTGCATTCTACTGGGCTAAAAGAAGTTTTGATAATGGTAAATCTGGAGCAGATCAAGAAGGTTATGATTACGAAGTGGTTCTTAATGGAACAAAATTTACTACAAATAAAACTACAACTTTAGAAGTTATATCAGATTTAAAAACAAAAATTGAAGCAGCAGGATATACTGTAAAATCAAGTTCTTCAGTTATGAGAATTAGCAGATCAACAAACTTTACTTTTGCTTCTGGTGATTCATGGGGTAATCAAGCTTCTGTTGGGTGGAGAGATTCAGTTGCTAAAATTGCAGACTTACCTTCTGATATGGATGGATTTACAGAAACAGATGTTGGTGTTATTTCAATTACTGGTACAGATAGAGATGATTTTACATCTTACTATTTAAAGTATATAGATGATGCTTGGAAAGAAGCAGTTAAGAGTGGTATTGAATACAAAATAGATCCAAATACAATGCCTGCTAAAGTGGTAAGACAATCTAATGGTTCTTTTTCTTTTGGATTTAATATTATTAATGCAAGTCATGAAGGTTTTGAATATGACAGTTGGGAAGACAGAACAGTTGGGGATGATGATAGTTCTCCTATTCCTAGTTTTATTAATGGAACTATTTCAAATATGTTTTTCTTTAAAAATAGACTTGGTTTTACTTCTGAAGAAAATGTAATATTGTCTGAAACTGGAGCTTACTATAATTTCTTTGCAACAACTGCAATGGATATTTTAGACTCAGATCCAATTGATGCAGCAATTGATAGTAATACTGTATCTATAATTAGAAATGTAAATGCAACTGCAGGTGCAGTTACTATGTGGACTGACAATGGTCAATTCGTATTATCAGGTGGAGAAATATTATCTCCTGCTACTACAAGAATTTCTCAATCATCTAGTTACTCTTGTGAAAACTCACTGAGTCCAGTAGTTGTTGATAATGAGATTATATTCTTTAACAAAAAAGATGGTCATATTGATATATTAACTTATTCTCCTGCAACACTAAATACAGATAAATCAACTGGAGAAAGCATATCATCTCATGTTCCAATATATATTCCATCTACTATTGCAAGTGTAGTTGAAGCACCAGGATATAATATGTTGTTTTTACTTGATGGAGCCAATCATAATGATGTATATGTTTATTCTTACTTTATTAGAAACAATGAAAGAATAATATCTGCATGGTACAAATGGGTTTTTCCAATACAGATTAGAACACTTAATATGCTATCAAATACTTTATTTTTACTTGGTGGTACTAATGGTATATATAATATGAATTTACAACCTCAGGATGTTTCTCTAGAATTTCAAGATCAAATAAGTGCAACTACTAGATCTAGCTACACATCAAATGTGGTTCTATCTAGATTTAATGTTCAGACAGATCAAAATACACAAAACATTAGAACACCATTTTATATTAAGAATATTGTAGCTAACACAGAAGGAGATGTAGATTTAACAATAGAAAATTTAGAAAGACAAACAACTAAAACTATAGACAAAAGGTTTTTACAAAGAAGATTGTTTATAGGTGGAAATTCTGATAAAATAAAAATTGGTTTTACTAGTAGTTATGCTACTGGTTTTCAAATAGACACTATAAATTTAGAGGGTAATATTACTCCTAAATCTAAAAATATATAAAAAGGAATTTATATGGCTTTACTTACCGAAGCATTTGATGCAGATGGTTCTCAAAGAAATTATCAGGTCGCAACCAGTATTTTATCCGAGAGCCACGTTCGAGTGCATTATTATTATGATGATATTGATCATCCAATACCATCATCAAACTGGGATTTGTTAGGAAGCAATACAGTTTTAATAGACACAGCTCCTGCTGATGGATATGTAGTTAAAATTACAGTATCAACAGATGGAGAAGGATTGGATGATGCACCAACTAACCTTTCTACTTTAGCAGCAAATACTACTCAACTTTTATCAATAGCAAATAATATAAATGCAGTAACTACTTTATATTCAATCAATAATCAATTAACATCTTTATTCAATGATAAAGTAACTTTAGATTCTTTGTATGCTTATAAAAGTAAATTAGATAGTATTTTTGCAGACAAATCTAAATTAGATAGTCTATTTGCTGACAAAGCAAAACTTGACTCTTTATTTGCAGACAAAGCTACACTAGATAGCTTAGTAGCTGATAAAGCAACACTAGACTCACTATATGCAGATAAAGCAACTCTTGACTCTCTATACAATGATAAAATTAAACTAGATAGTATTTACAATGATAAAGTTACTCTTGATAGCTTGTACGCAGATAAAGCTACTTTAGATAGTCTTTTTGCAGATAAAGATACATTAGACTCTTTGTTTACTGATAAAGATACTTTAGATAGCTTATATACTGACAAAGCTAAACTAGATAGCATCTTTGCAGATAAATCAAAGCTAGACTCATTATTTAATGATAAAACAAAGCTAGACAGCATTTATGCAGATAGAGCCAAGCTAACATCTTTATATAATGACAAAACTGCATTAGACGGATTGTATGCAAGTATTAACAATCTTGATGCTATCTATGCAAACTTAACTGAAATCTTACAAGCAGATGATAATGCTACTATTGCTACAATTAAAGCTAGTGAAGCAGCAGCAAGTGCTTTAAGTGCATCTACTGACTTAGCTACCTTCCAAGGACAATATACATCAAGTACTTTAGAACCCACTTCTCCAGATGAAGGTGACTTATGGTTTGATGAAACTAATGATACTATGAAAGTATATGACGGAGTAGCTTGGATAGGTATAACACCAGACTTAGGAGCAGTTGATGCTTACTTAGGAAACTTAATAACGGAGGTACTAAACTAATGGCAAATATAACAAATATTGTAGATAGTGTAATTGCAAAAGTAAACACACATACTACGGACATAACTGACATACAAGAAAGTTCACTAAGTAAAGTAGCTTCAAATGTATTACTATCAGGTAACTTAGCATTAGCAAGTTCAGCAGTAACTAAAAGTAATGCAAACATAACTTATACTGGTAATGGTTCTACTCAAAGTATTACTACTGGTATAGCTTCAGTAGACTTTACAGTAGCTTCAAATGGTTCAGGTTATTATCACGATAGAGCAGCAGGAGATTGTATTGTTAAGAATGATGCAGGTACTATTATTGAAAGTGGTAGTTGTGTAGTTAATACGAGTAAGGTACATATTAAATGTAGAGCAGGGTACACACATTCTCATCTTGTTGTTGATGGACTTCGAGGAAGAGGAAATAGTATATCAACAAACTTAACTAATGCTGAAGGAGATATATCTGCTGTATTTACTTCATTTAATTCTGATGGATTCACCATATCTGGAAATACTAATGGTAATGAAAATACATTTACATTTATAGCATACCAAACACTATACACTCATATCAAATGGGGATTAACATCTCAAGGTAAAAGATACTTAACTGCTTATAATCCAGTAACTAGGGAAGTAATGACTATGTATCAAGGTAGTGGGGTAGCTGGTCATCAGATACCAAATGCTTTAGGTATTAAGTTGGATTATGTTGATATTAAAGGATTAGACGTTAGCACTCATTGGTATAGTGCATACAATAATACTGATGCTTTAGCTTTAAACAGAACAGAAGGTATTGGAACTTGGAATAATGAAACAAATTTTTATGATGACTATACAGAACTTTTATCTACATCTGGAGAATCTCATTCATCAAACAATACATTCATCTCATATGGTTTTGCTAATTCAGAAACTAAGATAATCACACAGTATCAAGGTACTGGAGCAAGTGGTAACTTTGTAGAAACTAAAGATGTTAATGGTGTAGCTAAGAAACCTAGAAGAATTATTGCTAAGAGAACTGATGCTGTTAGTGATTGGCGTGCCATAGACAGTGAAAGAGGTGGAAACTCAGGAATTTTACTTAATGAGTCCTTAGCAGAGGTGCAAGGATGGAATCTAGATTTTAATACAAATGGTTTTACTGATAATTATGTAAATTCGGATTGGAACGCATCAGGTGGACAATACATAGCAATCGTAGAATTTGATACAACTAACTCAAATGATGACACATACTTCGACTTACCAACAGACGATACAAACTTAAATGTAACAGCAGGTAAGTTACCTTACACAGATGGTAGAGATACTACTAATGGTGCTTATAATGTATTTACTCAAAGCTATACTGGTTCAGTAGATTTCTCAACTTGTCCTGATGGTATTCATTATGTGGCTTTAGATAGTAATAATGCTCCTAAGTTTTATGATGAGTTGCCTATCTTTAATAGTGAAACTGGAATTATGTATGACACAAATGGTACTACACCTCTAACAACTCCTATCAGCTTTATTGATGATAAACCATATCAAGTAGTTTCAGGTACACCTATGGATAGATTAGTTGATTATTCAAGTATTCCTAAGAATGTTATGGAGAGTAGTTATGTTGATGGTGACTTAGAAGTAAATGGTAATATAAAATCAAATAATATGTTTGGGTATGGTCAGACCATACAAGATGTAACTTCTAGTAGATCGTCTGGTGTTACTTACACTAATACAACAAGTAAACCTATTACAGTAAATGTAGTAGGTTTACTTAGCTCAGAAAATGCTACACAAATTTTAAGCTTGTATGTTGATGGACATATAACTCAAAGAATGATGATGGGATATGCTACTATGAATAAAGGCTTATGTGTAAACGCAGTTGTTCCAGTAGGTTCTACTTACCAGGTTGTTACTAGTGTTGTTTCTATTGAAAAGTGGACAGAATTAAGATGATGTTCTTATTTCATCTTATTTTTATTGTATGCTTACCTATTATAGTTACAAGAGTAATATTAGAAGAAGTTGTTCGAGCATATTCTAATATGTGTATATTTAAGACGATAGTCGGTGACTATAGAAGACTAAAGTTTAAATACAAAAGAAAAGGAAATTAATAAATGAATTACTTTAAAAATAAAGAAAATAAAGTTTTTGCTTATGACAACGAGCAAGTAAAACAAGGTTTTGGAAAAGATTTAACAGCTATTACAGAAGAAGAAATGAAAGTTCTAACAACTCCAGTTTATACTGAAGAAGAACTAAAACAACAAGAGATGAATAAGTTAAAACAATACTTAGCTGATACAGACTTCTATATGACAGTAGATAAATATGAAACTTTAACTATTGAAAGACAAGAAGAGTTAAAAGCTAAAAGAGCTGAAGCTAGAGATTTAATTAATCAACTAGAAGCAAAGGTTGTAGATGAATGATACACACGATATACACAATCGTCTACTAGAACACGATAAACAGCTTACAAGGTTAGAAACTGTATTAGAAACAGTAGCTTCTAACCAAGCTGATATGGCTAAGAGTATGCAATCAATGGCTACATCATTTAGTGAGCTAAGTAGTATTAAACAAGGCATTGATAGTTCTGTTAAAAGAATACATACTAGAATAGATACTTTAACTGCTGAAAGAGATAATGAAATGAAAGTAGTTAAAGAAGATTTAGCTTTTCTAAATCCATTTACTTTTATGGGCAGATACCCTAAGATTACTTTCTGGATAGCTTTAAGTTTATATGCTTTAGCTATAAGTGATATTAGAGAGATTGTTACTAACAAAGTTAATACAGTAGAAGAAATAAAATGAACCTTGAACTAATTACAATGGGTGTAAGCACAATAAGTGGTTTTGTTTTAAAGTATATGGCAAATAGTCAAGAGAATACTTATAAGCTTTTAAAGAAAGATGAAGAGTCAAGAAATGCAGCATCAAAAAGATCTACTGGAGTTTGGGTTAGAAGATTTATAGTATTAGTAATGATGTCAATATTCTCTTTTATAATTATAGCTCCTGCTTTTATAGATGATCTAAATACTGTGATAGTAAATCAAGGTTGGTTCTTTACATCAACAACTGAAATAAAAGGTATCATCTATGATGATACCACTAGACAAATACTACTAGCAATAATAGGTTACTACTTTGGAACCTCATCTGCTTCAAAATAGACTATAAAACTATATTGGTTCTTTTTTTGTTATAATTATAAAAACATAAGGAGCCAATAAGTTATGAGTCAGATCATAGATATAAGAGAAGGAGAACTTCCATTAATTCATACATTCAGTGAAAATGTTTATTCAAGAGAAATATTTATGCCGAAAAATATGTTTGTGATAGGTCATGTTCATAATACAACTCATTTAAACATAGTAATATCAGGTAAAGCAAAAGTATGGGTAAACGGAGAACTATTTGATATAGTGGCTCCATATACATTTGAAAGTAAAGCAGGCACAAGAAAAGTTTTATACATCATAGAAGATATGAAGTGGCAAACTATTCATGTAACAAAAGAAACAAATATAGAAAAACTAGAGAATACACTAGTTGATAGAAAAGCTAGTGAAAATCTAGTTTTAGATAAAAAAATTATAAAGGAATTAGAATGTCATTTGGACTTACAGCAACACAAATAGCAATAGGAGCAGTAGTAACCTCAACAGCTATGGCAGGAATGAGTGCATACTCTTCATCTAAAACAGCTAACATGTCAGCTAAAGCAAAAGAAGCAGAAGCCAAAAGAAGATACTTACTACAATCTGGAACAGCTAAGAACCAATTAGAAGAACAACAAGGTATAGCAAGAGATAAGATGACTGAGATTACAAGAAAGTTTGCATTAGCATCTGGAAGTATGCAAGCAGCATCTGGAGAGTCATCAACTGGTGGTAATGTAAGACTTAGAATGTCTAAAGACTTGGCTCTAAAAGAGTCAGAAGCAAAAGGTGTTGTTGCAAAAGAAGTAGATACTAATTCAATTAATATAGCACAAGGTATGTTAGCAGATAAAATTGATACTGAAGCAATTATAGGACAAGCAAAATTATCTAAACAGAATGTATTATTGAATACAGCAGGTGCAATGATAGGTGGAGCATCATCTGGTATCTCAATGGCATCTGGAATAAAAAATTTACAACCTACAAAAAAAGGTTAGACAAGGAATATTAATGGCTACACTACAACAATTACAATTTAAAACAACAGCAGGAACTGGAACTAAATATAAAGAAGGAACTGGTTCTCAATTAGCAAAGCTAGTAATGCAAGGATTAAATCTTGCATCAAATGTTGGAAATGCTATGGAGAACCAAAGGCAAACTGAGGAAAGAGATAATAGAACTCAAGATGAAACTAATCAAAAGTTTATACAATCTAAGATGATTGATTATCAGTCTAAAAATCCAAATCAAAATGCAGAGTTTTATGAAACTTATGCAAATAAAGGATTAAGAGAAGATCCGGAATACCTAGAAAGATTTGAACAAATAACTAATGCAGATGGTTCTAAATCTGTTCCTTCTCCTACTGATGTAATGAAAACTGATCTATATAAAGAGAATATGAACTTATGGTCTACTAGATGGGTCAAAGAGTCAAGACTTACAGATGAGCAATTACAACAAAAACAAGATAGAGCCAATGCTAAAGCAGATAGTTTGCTTTATGCAGATCTTACAAAACAGATTGAACAAAAACAAATTGATGCAGATTACAATAATTTAGATATTGATAAACAAATAGAATTTAATACTCAATTAAAACAAGATCTTGAAAAGCAAAACTTTGGTTCTAGTTTTTTAACTCAAGAATCAAGAGATAGATATGACGGAGTAATTAGAAACATATCTAAAAATACTTTAAATCTTAAATATCAACAAGACAAAACAAATGTAGTTGATGGATTAAACAATTTAGTAAAAACTGTTGCTATTGACAAAAATACAAATCTTGAAGATATAACAAATATGACAGATAAAGCAAATGATGTTTTATCAACAAAAGATGAGTTAAAAGTTAAAGATGTTCTGAAAGTAACAATTGGAAATATATCAAATCATATCACTGCAAATCCAGATAAATTTAAAGGAATGACAAGTGGTCAAATATTAAAAGAATTTCCACTAATTAGTGAAATTAAAGATCAATCTATATTAAAGAATTTAAAATCTCAAATTAAAACTATTGATCTTGCAACTAAAAAAACAAACGAGATAATAGATATAGTAACTGGTAAAATTGACTCATCTGTGGCTCAATACAGCAATAAATCAGATTGGGCTAAGACTTTATCTGGAGCTTATATAAATGCTGCTGATGACACTGGTAGACAAGCTGCAATAGCATTATCAGTTAAATCTAACTTACCAATAGGTTCAATAGAAAATGCAGCAAAAGAATTTACTAATGGAGAAGTTCTAGATCCTGCTACATCATTTACTCAATACAGTATGTTAAAACAAGCAGACAACAACAACTACAATATAAGAGCCAAAGGTTATGATGAGAAAGCTCTAAGACTTGAAACTATTGCTGATGTAAAAGGATTTGATATCAACACAGAAGATGGATATAAAAATACTCTACTAGCAAGAGAAAGAATAGATGAACAATTAATCGTGCAGGGATATACTAGCAATAACAAAGCAACAATTAAGTCATTAAATGAAGCTATAACTAAAAAACTAGAATCTACTCTTATTGGATCTGCACTTATGAGTACACAGTTACCTCAATCTGCAAGAACCAATATTGTAGCTTATTCAAATGTAATTCTAAACGAAAATCCCACAATGGATGTAGATGATGCAGTAGAAAAAGCAACAGATCTTTATAAAAAGAAATTTAAAGATACTGGATATGTAGATCTAAGAGATGCAGGAATTAATACTGCTAAAGATTATTCTGCTTTAAAATCAATGCTTTCTTACCAATCAGGATTAGAAGTAGACAATATAGAAGTTTTTGGAGATGCAGTATTTGTAAACTTTGATGGTGGTTCTACTAAAGAACTTGATCAGCAAAACTTTTCAATGAATGATATTTCTGTGATGGTTAAGAATGCAAAGGATAACAATGAAACTAATGTTAAAAAAAATCCAGATAATAAGTATGGTGGTTCTAATGATGGGATGTCTGCTGTTGGAGCATATATAGCTGATGAAGGTATATTTACAAACAAAGATATGGAAGAGAAGAATCTAGAAGTTACTGCAGGATTTGTTTCTCAATTAATTAAAGATGGAAAACCAGGTGATAGATTTACTATAAATGAGTCTACTATCAATGCTTACTTTGGAATTTCAAGCACAGATCATTTAAAAAAGAATTTTCAAAAAGGGAAAGACAAGGGATATTTTGAATTTGCAAAAGATTATTTATCTACTGCATTTAATATGGGATTTGGAGATATAGATGTAAATAGTGATCCTCAAAAAAAAGCATACTTGCTTCATGGATTAATTGGTAAAGCAGAAGCAGTTATAAATGATGATGGTTCTGTTTCTATAAATGGTTCTCCAATGATTTATGATTTCACTAAAGAAGATAATAAAAGTTTAATTGGTCTAGGTGGAGATAAAGATAAATTTAAATCATTTAATATACACTTTACAAAAAGTAATCTTGGTATTAAAGAAGAAGAAGAAAATTACCAACTAAAGAGAACCAATGATTTATCAAAAGAACTTGGTTTAAGTAAATCTTCTATAATGAACTATGGATTATATTCAATTCCATCAGAACAATTCATTAAAGAGTTCAAAGCAATACTTGATCAAGTAAAAGGTGGCTCTAAAGATATTTCAGATGATAATGCAATTAAAGAAACATTTGATGTGTTGAACAGTAAGCATAAAAATGTATTTAACTATAAAAATAAGTATTATGCTCTCGGAGATAATGCGATAAAATATATTCAAAAAAAATATCCAGACTCTAAAAATGAGCAAATACAGTCTGCTTTAAATAAAGTAAAAGACAAGATATTTGCTAACATTAAGTCTGAAGATGGAATTAATGAATATAATGGATTAGTTGATGATATAAATAAAGATAAAATAAATCAAGTAACTAAAAAGACTGGTGGTTCTATCAGTTGGAGAAACAACAATCCTGGTAATTTAAAATTTGCTCATAATCAAAGTGCAGATAAGTCAGACAGAAAAGTAAATAGAGGTCATGATAAAGCATTGGCTTCTGCAAAAAAATTATACAAAGGTGTAGTTGGATTAGATAGATATGGAAATGCAATATTTAAAAATGAAAAACTTGGTAGAGATGCAAAAATGAAGTTTTTAAAAACTACTCATAAAAACAGAACCATAGAGCAAATGATACCTGAGTATGCTAAAACAGACTATAGTGGTAAGGCAGATCCTAAAGCTTACTATGATTCTATTTTAAAATATGGAAACAAACAAGGTGTGGATCTTTCTATTAAAAAAATTAAAGACTTAACACAAGAAGAACTTGATATACTTGGAGATGCTATGCAAAACTTTGAGGGATACAAAATAGGTAAAACAACAAAATAATAGGAGAGCCAATTGCAGGTAATTAACAATGAATTTTTAGAAATAGAAGGAAAGGAAGCCAAGTATGATGTACTTGGTGATTATAGTATTCTTGATGCAGTAGAGAGAAGTTTAAAAAACGAATCTCTTACTGTTCAAGCAGGACAAAGAGCTTACATAGCTATGACAGATAAATATAAAGAAGATCCAAGTTATCTACAAGAAACAAAAGACTTAGCAATTAAAAATGTTAGTCACAAGATACATCCAGATTTTTTACATAATCTTGATAATGTAAAAAGTCAAGAAGAAATGAATGATACTATTGCATATTTAGAAGAAGAAACTTTAAAACAACAAAAGTTAGAGTCTTTAGGTTTTAGTGGAGTGCTAATAAATCTTGGTTCTAACTTAGTAGATGTTCCTTTGATATTAGGAGCTACTGCAGCAACTACCGTTGCTGCACCATCTATATTTGCAGTAGGAGCAGCAACTCTTGGGAGGAGAGCATTACTTGGTGGTGCAACTGAAGTTCTATTTGAAGGAGCTAAAGATGTTATTGGAGAGAAAGATAGAACTGCTATTGATTATACTCTAGGTGCAGTTTTTGGTGCAGGAGTTGGAGCTACATTTAAAAATAAAGATGCAATTGCATCAGCATCAAAACGTATAATTAAAGATACTTTAAAAATGGATGATCTTGCTAGTAAACTAAAGAATGCAAAAACTCAAGAAGAAAAAGATTTAATAAATAAGAACCACTTTGATAGTCTAAACTTGGATCAAAATTTATCATACAAACAATCAATAGCTAATATCAATGATAAGTCTATGTCTAAATTTAATAAAAATCCTATCTATGACTCATTAAGAGTGGATCTTGCTTATAGAACTGCAAATTCTAAATCACAATCACTTAAAAGTTTTGCAGATCAAATGTATATAGATGCTACTGGTCAAGCTAATCCATCAAACATACAAACTGGTGCAGAGTTATCTTCAATGATAGAAAATAAAATTATTGATAGCTATCACAAGGATTTTTATAAAGCAACTTTAGACTATGGAGAACTAGGGTTTGGTTCTGGATTTATAAAAACTAGATTTAATGATGTATCTACAATTCTTTCTAATATTGCAGGTCAAGCACAAATGAGAAGAAACTTATATTCAGAAGATACAGTTAATAATATTGAATTTATAAAAAATGAATTAATGAAAAATTCTAGCAACAAATCTATTAGTGATGAATTTGCAGAGAAGATGGAAGATCTAGCAAAAAGAATAAACAAAAACAATACAAATGTATTTACTTCTGCTCATGATACATTAGTAAGATACAACAAGAAAGACTTTGCAGATGGTTCTATACCAAAAACAGATACATATATGCCAATTGTATATAATAGAAATATGGCAGATATAATTGAGTCTAAAGGTTTAGGTTATAATCAATTCAATACTTTCATCAAAGGAGCAGTTGAGTCATATATAGTAAAACATGGTTCTCTAAATGAAGCACAACAAAGTTTACTTAGAAACTCAGCAGAATTTGTAGCAGGTCAAATATGGAAGAACAAACATAGTGATACTATGGTAAGTAAATCTTATGATGATTTATTTGCAGACTTCATGAAGAACCAAGAAGGTATTAAAGAAGAATTTATAGATGCAATATTTGATCCTAAAAAAGCTTTTAAAGATGATAAAGAATTAGCAGCATCATTAAACTACAGAACCAAGATTGATTATGGACACAAGCAAACATTTATAAATGCAAATGGAAAAGAAACTGAAATATCTTTTATGGATTTAGTTGAAACTGACATGACAAATGTTATAGCCCAATACTCAAGAAAAATGGGTGGAACTACTGCATTAGACAATACTAAGTTTACAACACTTGGAACTGAAAAAGATAAACCTTTTGAATATACTCTTGATTCTTTTGCGAATATAGAAAAAGCTAGAAAACAAATACACGAAGAGCTGATAGAAACTGGTGCAGGGAAAAGAGAGATAGAAGCAGATCTAGTAAGATTTGATGAAACAGTAAAAGAATTACAAGGATTGCCAACAGCAGTAGATCCATTTAGTGAGATTACTCAACTACAAAGAACAATGAAGAATTTAAACATAGCAAGATTACTTGGTCAAACTGGATGGACTATGTCAGCAGAACTTGGTTCTGTAGCTTTTGAAGCAGGTATAAAAAACTTTATGGAGTTTTCTAGCTTCAAAGCAATGTTTAGACAGTTTAGAACTGGAGAAATAGATGACTCATTAGCACAAGAGATACAAACTTCTACTTCACTTGGGACAATGCTTACTAGAGCTATTGGTGTTAATAAATATGATCATCAATTTTCATTCAATAATCTTGGTTCTCCAACTGGAAGAGAGTCATTTTTAAATGCAGCAGAAGGATTTTCTGAAAAAGCAACAGAAGCTACTTTATTATTTGGTGGTGTTAAACCATTAACTTCAGCATTTGAAATGACTATGGCTAAATCAATATTACATGAAGTATTAGAGATTGGTAAAAGAGGAGCCATATCAGTTGCAGATGCTAAATTCTTAAATGAAATTGGTATAGATGATGCAATGTCAAAAAGAATATATCAGCAATTAGATAAACATGGTAAATTTGAAGCAAGGAAGTGGTCTAACGGGCATAAAGTAACTCAGATGAACTTTGACAACTGGGATGACTTAGAAGCTCAGGATATGCTTATTATGGCTCTAAGAAGAAAGACTAATCAAGTAGTTCAACAATCTGGACTTGGAGATAAGATTGGAATTGTTAGTGGAAAGAATTTATTTAAAAATACTATTGCAGGAAGATTTTTCCTTGAGCTAAAAGATTATATGATTACATCTTATGTTAAACAATTTGGTAGAGGTATGGAAAGAAGAGATGCTTATGTTGCAGGATTATGGGCTACTCAACTTGGTTTACTATCTATGGCAACTGCAATGCAGAATGTTACTAACTTTGCAGGAAATAAAGAAAAGCTAGATGAGTCTTTTGAACTTAACAATTTTGCTAGAACTGTAGTTGGTAGGATGCCTGCAACTGCATATTTACCTACAATTGTAGATAATGCTGCTAGACTTGCAACTGGAGATACTGTATTCAATTCAAACAGATACCATTCTGGTGTTCAAGATGCTTTCATGTCTATGCCTTCAGTGGATCTAGCACAAAAAGCTGCAGGAATATTATCATTGCCATACAATGCAACTTTTGGTGGTGGAATCAAAGGTAAAGATGTAGGAAATGTATTTGGAGTAGCTCCACTTGGAAATGCTTATGGAGTAAGAACAGTTCAAGAATATTTAAAAGCAATCGCAGACGAGAAGTAAAATAAAGGAAAAAAATGAATAGAAGAGAAAAATTACAAAAACTACAAGATTTAGTTATAGATAAATACATAGAAGTTTTAGAGGATGGTTCCCTGAAGCCTATGGAACTACAAGCAGTAGTTACTTTTTTAAAAAACAACAAAGTAATAGAATCTGAAAAAATAGAAAATGAAGATGACAATTATGACAGTATGGTAGAGGATCTAAAGTGAAATATTTCTATCCTGCTTCAGCAAGTGAAAACAAAACATATTCTCATATCATAAAAGATTATACAAAGCTTACAGCTAAAGATAAAAAAAGATTACTTAACAATGTAAAAGAATTTGTTAGGTATGTTTTTTGGTGGCTAAACTTACCTTCTCCAACTAAAGATCAATTATATATTGCAGTCTACATTAAAAATGGTGTTAGAGATAAAGAACCAAGTATGCTAGAAGCTCAAAGAGGATTAGGAAAATCTTTAATTACTGAAATAGTTGTAATGTGGTTACTTAGAAGAAATAAAGATGAAAAAATAGTTGTTGTATCTGCAACAGCAGGAAGATCTGAGTCATTTGTAAACTTCTGTGTGGCTCTTATTGATAGAATACCAATGCTTAATAGTCTTAAACCTCAAGGTAGAGATAGAGCATCTACTAAGAAATTAGATGTAGGTGGAAGAACTCCAGATGACTCTCCTTCAGTTGCAGCATTTGGTGTATTCTCAGCAAAAACTGGTTCAAGAGCATCTATACTTATTTATGATGATGTTGAAATTCCAGAAAACAGTGATACTGCACAAAAAAGAGAAAAGATATTAGCAGGTGTTAGAGATACAGCAAACTTAGGTATATCAGGTGTATTTACTGAAACTTGTATTTGTACGCCTCAATCATCTGAGTCAGTATATAATATTTTAAAAGATGAAGATGGATTTAGAAGAACTATTATTCCTGCAGAGTATCCAGAAGATATATCAGTGTATGATGGAGATCTTGCAAAGCATATCAAAAGAAGAATAGATAGAAATCCTAAAGTTGTTGGATTGAATACAGATCCAAGACAAACTCTTGCTCACTTAGCTAAGCAAAAGATGAAAGGTAAGTCAAGATATAAACTTCATTATATGCTAGATACTACAATGTCTGATGCAGAAAAATATCCACTTAAACTATCTGATTTAATTGTTATGGATTTAGATCCAATGCAAGCTCCTACTCAAATAGAATATGGTTCAGAAAAGAAATTAACTCTTTATGATATTAAACACAAAGGATTTAGAGGAGATTATTTATATCAACCTAGATACATGAATGATCATAGGGCAGAATATACTGGTAAAGTTATGCATATAGATCCATCTGGTAGAGGTACTGATGAAACTGCTTATTCTGTATCTGGAGTATTAGCAGGTAAGATTTTTTTACTAGATTTTGGTGGAATAAAAGGTGGATATGACAATGATGCATTAACTCAATTAGCAATGATAGCAATTAGATTTAAAGTTAATGAAGTTGTTTTAGAGTCTAATATGGGAGATGGTTCTATTACAGAATTGTTCAAACCAGTTATTAGAAAACTTTCTGAAGAAAATGGTGGTCATGCTATTGCAGTAAATGAAATTAGAGTTAATAGTCAAAAAGAAGTTAGAATTATAGAAGCACTGGAACCAGTTATGATGCAGCATAGATTAGTTGTTTCTAAACAAGCATTAATTAAAGATCAAGATAAACCATCTTCTTACTCATTCACTTACCAAGCTACGCATATAACACTACAACGTGGTTCTCTTAAATCAGGACATGATGATATTATTGATGTTGTTGGAATGAATGTTGCTTATTGGGTAAAAGTATTGGCTCAGAACCAAGAAGAACAAACTAAGTTATATGAGGATGAGAGGATAAGAAAAAGTCTTGAAAAGTTTATGGAAAAGTGTGGAGTTACTTCAGCAAAAAATGTTTTAGATAGATACTAAAGAAGCTTACGCTTCTTTAGATTTTAAACTTTCAATATAATCTCTTATTTCTGCAGTTGCATCTCTTGTAATGTTTTTCTTAATAACTTTACCATTCTCATCTAGGTTGTTAGATTTTAAAGCATTAATTTCACAAACAATTTCTTCTGCTTTAGTTAATACATCTTGAAAATCTTCTCCAAGTTCTTTAGTTAAAACATCGTTCATAATATCAAAAGCATAAGACTCAGGATATGGTAATTCTTTTGGATCCAATCCATTATAAACCATTTTACATATAGTTCCAACTTTTACATAAGCACAATCTACAAAAGCATCTACTCTTTCAGCTACATCTACTGCATCAAAAAACTCTTTAACTTCTTCCTCAAACATCTCACATTCTAAATCAGGATTGTAACTCAATCCATTTCTTTTTTTATTAAATTCGATTACTTCAATTAACATTTATATTCCTTTATTTGTCTTTAATCTTTCCCAATATCCAATTGCTTTCATAACATCATTAACTCTAAGATTATCTCTATCTGTATATGCTGTTTCTAATAATACATCTAAATGTACTTTTAATTGTTCTATTCTTGCATTAGCTACATCTTCAGGTATAGGTTTAACTTCTACCCCTTCTCCATAGAGCCACG